ACCAGACAAAGCTGGGAATAGATACTTATCCAATATGTAGTTTTCTTTAATCTTTTGGATCATCAGTGGGGTCTTATGGCGGAGGAAAAGGGGGCAGATGTATAGCTAACTAGCCTCTGATGAGTGCACTGTAACCTACCAATTTGAACCACTCTTTCACTTCTTTCGTATCGAGGGTGAACAACCATTCCCTTCTTAGTGAACTCGTCCGCACCAGCAGTTTCTCAGCTTTGGATAGCCCTTTAATAAACGGGTTACTATGTAAGTCAAAGGTTAGATGATTCCGTTTCAAGTTCTTGATTGTTTGTCTGATTAGTGCCGGGTCATCAGAATATAGCAAGACATACCCCCAGAATTTCTTGGCTATTCGAAGAATTAATTCACGCTGCCTGCTGTTGGCCAGTACTGGGTAGGGGTGGAACATTCCGTGCTGACTCCTTATATTATCTTTGAAATGAGCCAACTCCCTATATAAAATAATTGTAGAGCTCATAAGACCGTCTGGACCGGAGGCGATATCATGGTGGATTAGATCTCTACAGATTTTTGTGCCATTGATCGAGAGACCACAATTTACCAGGATTTTCTCAATAGGGGTTAGAGATTTAAGGTGCTTATTGAAGTCTCCTTGGATATAAGGATCACCCAAGAAAGATTGAATACAACCTTTCTGTTTCCCTGATAATATATGGCTCACAAGTCCTGGTGCAGTCCTGACCCCCGCTCTGATTATGCTTTGCTTAATGGCTTCTGGGTTTATCAATCGATTGGCCTTTAATCCTATCATAATAAGGTAACACTCAGTCGAGATGAAGTTACTATATCTCGGATAGGCAAGCAGGCTCTCCCTAAAATATTGGATAGCATAGGCTATGAAACCTTGGGTAAAATCCCCGCTAATGGGCATAACTTTGACAACTGTAATAGAGCCGATTTTTCCCAAAATCAAGGATAAGGATAGGATAGAGGCAAATTCTTCCAATTTCTCAACAGCGTCTTTGGTTGGGAGTGTCTCAATATCTGAATGTATGAAACCCAGACTAGAGGTTTGGATGTTACTGATTATGTACTTGTAGCAATCGGTGGTCCCCACCCAAGTTACCTCAGGTTTGCCGTTGAACAGCACTTTAACACTCCGCTCTATCCCCATTTGATTCTCTACTAGGCTCATCTCTGAAGGATAGGGAGATATTTCCCTCTGTCCGGCTCTGCCCTCCGCTGTTACCCCGCTGTTGTAATAACAATTTGCTAATTTAAGAACTTCCTTGTACGCAGCCAGCATTGAACCGGAACCTTCTCCTAGGAACAATCCATGCTCTCCGACTTCTAAGGATGGCCTGATTAACGTGGAGATCTCTACGGCTTTATAACATGCTGATGAATTCAGGCCAATTCTACGATAAGCGTGGACTTCATAGTTCGAGACCCCGGTTCCGGTGACAGGCAGATTGTGCCTCAATGTGTTGATAGTCCCTAGAAAATCACCAACGTTGTCGCAAGGGGGAGAGAAATCAGTCAACCCAACAACCGATATATCTAACTTAGCCTTGCGAGGCTGTTTAAAGTCGACGTCTGTCAACGCCTCGAATACAAACCCAGGATCCACTCTCAACCTGATTTGTTTGATGGAACCGCAGCGAAGGTAGGTCAGAGAGCATGAGTAATGATCTACTACAAGGGGATCAGTGTTCCATGAGGTCCCTGACGGGGATTGTACTGATTCTCCCTTGATGTAATGTGTGAGAATGGTACATTTTTCTATAGGAGACATCCCGATTATCGAAGGACACCTCTTGGAGCTGCAATATACATCGGCCAATACACAGAGATGTTTGGCTTGAATGTTGTCGAACCTGTCTGTGACTACGTCCTCATCACTCTCGCAGAGTAAATACGGGTAATCATCTAGCTCATCATTCAGCAAAAGATCCAAATAGGTGACATAGGACCCATATATCATGTCACAGACAGTGACATGTAAATTCTGTGTATCCAGGGATGGGCCATGAATCGGCTCAATGACACCACTTCGCCAGAATTTCTTGTAAACTTTGGGGTGGCTCAAAGCATTGGTGAAGATCTTATATACTCCTTTGCTCATCCGAGAGAGCAGAGAGTAGAGGAGTTCCCCCATCTGGTGCTTGCCCGAGGGCCGATGATAATGTATATCAAAGGCCCAATTGATGGCAGCACACTGACCAAGGTAAACTATAAATAATCTAGGCTCTACTAGCAAAAATTCTGTGATGAAGCTGTTGATGTCGTCATCGCCAATCAGGGCGGCTATTTCATTCATGTGATCTTTCTCGAATCTCGTGATCAACTCAATCATGGACATTGCTGTAGACTTAGCCAGTATATGGTAAAGCTGGCTTGTTGACCAGGTAACAAACTCCACCAGATGTCTCCTGTGGCTCTGTGAGTATAGTCGGGTTGCATCGTGCTCTATGATGGGAGACCTGTCGTAGATCAAAGGGTTTGTGCATAGCTCATCCGTAACTTTTATATTACGGAGACTCGGTATCCTTGGGTGATCCACCATAGGTACAACACAACATTCTGTTTCCACGTGCAGGTGTAGCACTGTGTTGGATACTCCGGTGGTGGCCTCTAGCCTAAAGAGGTTCTCAAGGATCCCAAGACCGAGCAGCATCCCTTGCTGATAAATGAAGTTGGTATCCACTTTTTTCTCAGATATCACAAATGACAGGTTATCATTGGAGATGGTTGTGTATCTTGCAACCCTCACAAGGGATGTCCCCGAGTATTTCACCTGGGTGCTCCGATCCCTCAACCGGTGGGCTAGGTTGGTGGATGTAGAGACTGGAGTGATCATTCTCAATTCATCTAAGGTGATGTTGGCTCTCTGCCTAGCTAGCATCCAGGCTTCACCCCATGATTTCTCATCATCCCCGTAGGCCCATGAGTAAACTGTTGCAATTCTGACTGCTGACTTGAGGGATCGACTTGGAGACCTAACAAAAGCAAGTTTCATGTCTGTCCTTTCCTCAGTTGTTGATCCGACATAAGGTACACGAAGAGCCGAAGTCTCTCTAGATACATCGTCAAGCTGGCACCCTGCAGGGACAAAAAACCATCCGTAGTGACTTGAGCCCGTCTCACAGATAGCACAAGACTCGTGGCGTTTGATAAGGTAGCCGTTCATCGATTCCAATATATCGGGCACCTCCAACCCATAGATTGGTCTCCCGCGAGCCAACCTAGCCCACATGTGGCTCCTCAGAGCTATAGCGAGCTGCACCGAGCACGAGTCCTTGTCAATGAGATAACACTGCCCTTTCTTTGTCAATAGTGTTATCCCGGATCGGAATTGTTCATAATCATAATTGGAAAGGCGGGCTAAGACTCGAGGGGTGAGGCCACCCCGTTTCATACTTGTTCTAATCAGACCCTTGGTGGTGTCCAACATCCCGGCTATAGCTTCTCTTGCCCCGGTTATGCTATGGTCTAAGATTTCATGTGCAGCTCTTGGAACAATTATATGCCGATCCATTAAGAAACTTGCAAGCTCCTCGTCTTCATCTCTACTCCCCTCATGAAACAATCCTTTCAGCATCGGGTTTGGGCTGCTGATTAAAATATATCGTGCAGTGATGTTTTTGAGAAGGCGAGTTATACTCTGTACGCAGGGTAGGTTGGCAGAATAAGGGTCACTTGCCCAATCGAGGTAGGATGATTCTCCCGGGGTCTGGGTCATCACTTGATGCAATGTTTCTTCTGGCATTAGCCCAGCATCTATCATCCTCTTCAGGTCGGCTATAGAGGAGGTGACCGGGTCACCGATATTTCTCACAAATAACCTGCTCATGTTAAGATAATTGAGACCCCCGATGGGTGCTGGCAAGAGTGCCATCCTTATCAGCAAATCCCCGTTTTCGATGATCGGTGCCACGACATCCTGAGTCATTGTTGTGTTAATAGTGAAGTTAAGGGATATAAGGATCTGTTGGAAAATCTTGAGGATATTCAAAGAATATGCAAGGTATCTATCATAACCCCTCTCTATACTCTTGGCGACAGTTGTTGCAATATTGCTGCAAGCCGCTCTGGTTTCATCCACTATAGTCTCGGACCAGAAGACACATCTGGCGATGCTCTTTAGTGATTGTGAGACTAGCAGGCCGTCATAATAAATCCCCTTGGAATATACAAAAAAGTGAGAAGATACTATGGTTTCATTAGCCTTTAAGTGATGACCTACATCGTGCAATCTTTGCCTTAAGACTACGAAGTAATTTTGAGCGGCTTTGGATGCCTCCCTCTTTTTTAGTGAATAAGGCCAAGAACTTGGAACTCTTTTTGTCACTGCGATTGTCTGATTGTCACCCTGCACTAGTGAGGCGATTCTTACTCCGCTCTCATAGGCTGCCAGATACAAGTATGGTATAGTACTGATTGTCCATAGTTTTTGGCAATAACCTTCTATTCCGCCCATGGGGTACTTAATGAATATTTGGGCATTAGGGACACTGTCCAGAGGGATATGATTATCTAGGTCGGGAGGGCAATGTGGGTCACTGACGTAGAGTACGGATTTTTCCAAAATCCTGTGTAACCATTGAAAGAAGGATGGTAGTCCATATATTTCATTCAGCCTCTGTGCAAATATGCTGATTGTCTCGTATCTCCAATTCAGGCAATACTTCTTAAGGTCAGCGGTGATGAATGCACTAACAGTCTCGTATGACTCGCCCTGATCAGGGCTGATTGGTTGGCATCGCAAATAGTTGTACACAGGCCCCCCTTGGACCTTGTCTCTATTTTGTGTTTTGGTGTCTTGGCTTGATCTCACCTCTCGGTTTGTTGTTCTTCTGGGAGGGCCACCTCGGTGGTTATCTTTGTTGTTCTTGGGAACACCTGAGACTGCCAGAGTGTGAAGGGCTTTTGTTAGGTCATGCTCGTCCTTTGCCATCCCATTGTCTCGGAAATACTTCCCAACACCATTCGATATCAGATTTTCAGCGATTACCTGACAGGCCCGCATCTTATAGGTCATTTTGGCAAACAACCGCCCTGTCTCCTTTATCTCCTTCTCTTTTAGGCTGTATGAGAGATTAAACTCAGGGTCTTTAAGGTAGGAGCCATTCACCACGTACATTATCATGTTATAAGGATCAAAGCTGGAGTCATTCAGGAACACCTCCACCAATCGCCTTGACTCTGTCCCCCTAGGTGGGTTATAACGGAGGTATTCCTTCGGGTAAACTGAATCCCACTCATTCTTCAGTGCAGCCAATGCCTTGTCTTTGAGGTACATGGTCAAATCACTATCTAGGCTGAGTGGCATAAAGCAGCCAAATTTGAATCCAACAAAGGACTTCCAATTGTCTATACACAGGTCATGGGTCAGTCCCTCACCTGATGCCTGCGCATTCCGGATCGCAGCAGAAGCATGTTCTGGCAATGCAACAGGGGGCCAGCTGCCGCCATGTCGGTCCCTAAAACCATTTATGATTATCCCGCAAAATACTGCGTGCCCTTTCATCATAGTCTCATAACTGATTACCTTCGGTTGGTTCATATGTTTTCTGACATTTTCTGCAGCGGTGACTGCTTCTAGACGGGGGTGTCCGAAACTCCGAAAGAATGAAAAAATCTCCCCAGTTAGATGTATATCGTGGGTGATGAATACGTAATCCAATCCTTCAGTGATGGAATTGTAGGTGCCTTCTGTGTCAATGCCGCAATGCTCCAATATCTCATAGAGTTCTTTGAAGCAATGGTCTAAAAAAGCACCTCTTAACTCCAGAGTGACATCCTGAAGTTGAAGATAAGCCAACGATAATGGTTCAAGCAGGGCAACAACTTGGTATGTGGTGTTGCCTAGTGTTGGGAAGAACCCATCAATAAGATCCCACAAGTATCTGACTCGGCTTAGAAGTTCTGAATATCTCTGATCTATGGCCATGGCTGTCTCAGTCATAAGTCTGCCCTCTATGACATCACAATACATAAGGACCAGCTCAAATGTTAAGTAGAAGACATACTGGGTATTCTTATCAATTATCACAACGAGGTCTCGTGATACAAGCACCTCGAATGCATCCCCCGACACAAAAATCGGGTTATACCTCCTCTTGTGGCATATATGGGACTGTTCTTTGATCATTGATCTCATCTCTGTCTTGATAGTGAACCAGAACAGGAAAGTCTCGAACCATTGAGAGCTATGCATGTGCAACCCTAGGTCAAGGATACCCTCCTTCAGACCATAGGTAAGATCTGTGCCCAGGCCTAATTTCCCATTGACTCTCTTAAGACAATCCAGTACCTGGTGACTTATCTTAGAGTACAAGGAATTACCCTTCTTGAATAGCTCCGAGAGCTTCTTAGATATGCAGCTATCTTTGATACAAAACAACTCCTTATTGCAATCCGGGTATATGATATGACGATTATGGGGGTAACTTTTGAGTTTAGAATTGACTGTTTCACCCACCCCCCTGTTATTGATGATCATTTGATTTGAAAAACCGCACCCCAGTCTATACCTAATATTCTTGACAAGGGTCTGGTCTTCAAGAACATAGTTATGGTCGATACCCGAGTACTCAAGGATGGCAACTAGTTTGTTTGTGACAATAGGGCTATCTAGATGGACCTCAGGGTACAAGACCTGATTGACTGATAGGGAGTCCATGGCCCCTACAGCCCTGGCTCCTAAGTTTTTTATAACATTGTTGGCTGGGCTGTGCTGTTGAGTGTCCCAGGCTGTGCTGCTTGGATTCGGTGGCGACTCAAGGGACTGCCTGAGTGGCGGTCGTAGCTCTGCTCAGACTGGATTACATGTTACCTCTATACCGGTCAGCCCTCTCGTATGGACTTCTTCATCTGTTATGGTGTTGTATATAAGACAATCATGGTAGCACCACACCTTATGACGCCAAGGGAAACACTCTATCCTCAGAGAGAGAGGATTGCCTTTGAAGTTCAGCCGAACTGGGTAGAAGTAAGATGATGAGCGACCTGTGTCATAGATATAGTACACGATAGCATGCTCGCTCCTAGAAACATCATAAGTGGCTGTAATATATCTCAGGTCTATCGTCGGCAATATGACCATGTTGGACCCAATCTTGATGTCGTCATCAACCCTGCGAGACAATTCTATGGGAACATGGCAACGACCCCGAGGGCCTCTGATCTCTGTGGTCAAAATGTGCGGCATAACCTCTGCTCTGTTAGGGAATCCAATCGTATTAATCATTCCTAGAAATGACTGCTCATAAGGTGGTACAGCCAACCATACAGCTCTAGAAAACGGGTTGTTGTAAAGATCCATGCCAGATAGGTGAGGTATCAGTGGGCCAAACACTGAAGTGATAACTACACCCGGGTCACTAGCTAAGTCAAGACTGACCCTGATCACCCCGTAAGCAGGGATTCTCCCCTCTGACCACGGGCCTGATCCTGTGCCATTGCAAAATGAAGGAGGTCGAGTCTTGCATGCCTCCACCAAACATTCTCCTTTGTTTTGAAGATCACGAACATCGGTAGACGGCACTACCCAATTGGCCTCGTCATCTTTGATAATCCCTCTATGTGAAGATAAATAGAGTTTCTCCACCATGAGATCAGAGGTAGGCAAGACACTGTATAGTTCGCCCCCTAGAGTGGGCCCAGCTAGGTTGAGTATCACAACTACAAGAGGCTCCCTCTTTGGAACTCCTCTCTCGCCCAGTGTCACAGTCTCAGATGAGCTGCATAGGGCTGTCAACTTTAACTCCCCTACCGCTAAAAGACATCTCCGATAGTCATCACTCATGTTCACTGTGAGATAGTTGGTCATATGAAAAACAGGGGGACCCAGCCCGAGATCTCTTACCAGTCCAATCTCGAAGACTCTTAAAAAGTGGCCAATACCTAGATCGGTGCTCGGATCCCTGGCATCGGATCTCCAGACGGTATATGTTCTTCCGAATAATCCCTCTTCAACTACGGTAAACACTGAGGATACGTTGTGCTTCATCTCTAGATCCAGGTCCATTAAGGTCAGTGTAAGTTCTGAGAAATGAGCTCTTGTTACTGTCCTGCCTAGACAGCCTGTTCCGGGCCCAAGAGTCAATGATTGCAGCTTTTTTGACTTGTTGAGTGGTGATTCAAATATATGTTCAATTGACTTAACCGCAGCCTTGTACTCACAAAACTGATCAAAATTAATTTTGACTCTCTCGGGGGGATTCATGCACCACCGGAGATCCCTGAAATCATACTCTCTATCAGGGTTGAGGAATTTAATCTTATCGGAGATGAACTTGACAAGATCACTGAATTTCTGTGGAATTCTGATGCCGACTTCATCGCCAATGATTTTGAAAAGGGGAGTTAAGACATCCTTAGTTTGGTGATCAATAGATTCGGTCAACTCAATATTGGTATTCAGCCGACTCTGGATCTCTGATGTTCCAACGGTGGCCCGGTGAAGCCTGATCCCTGCAATGGCCAGCAGTCCGATTAGACTCAGGAACATTACCAGCAGGACTCCAAGCAAGATGTAGGGTCTTTCGATGACCAAGCGTTCTCTATCCAGGATCACCCTATGGTTCTTATTGTGAGGATTGTCTTTGTAGAAGGCATTGATCCTTTCCCTTTGTGCGGACATGGTGATTGACCTTTCGTCCTAAGTTTTGTTTGATGACTAATGTGTGGTGGAGTGTGGGGTGGGGTCAGGTGGGTGATCGGAGGCTGGGTTTCCTGCGTCCTCTGACTGCTTGTGTCGTACATGTATGTGTGTTATGCCGAATGATTCAGGTGATTCTGACTACAGTGATCTCACGTACGACTTTGAGGTCCCGGTCAGGTCGGGTTTGAGCCCTGGGTTGATTTTGGAGATGGGAACTTCCTTGTTCTTACACCTCCCCTTGCAGCAGCATATTAATGTGACAAGCCCTAGGGATACCCCAATGCAAGCTGCCAGTGCTATGTACATATTCCCACCGAAAGGTACCCCTTTAACAGTCTTCAGTATTTGGTCTGATGCATCTAGGAGCTCCTTTGCATTCTCCAGTCTTGTGACTGCATTGCCTAAATTGGTGCCTACATCCAGTTTTTCTAGGGAGATGGCTGGACCTAAGTCTATTTTGTGTAGGTATACAGAATCCGGATACTCTCGACTGCCGACCTGTATTGTCACTCCATCCACCTCAACTACAGGACACTTGTCGGATGCTACAACAGTTAGTAGTTTGTCGGGATCTTGGCTAATGACTGTCTCTGTTGTGTAGCATTTGCACAGAACTGACGCACAATTTGCAATCAGGTTCCCTTTTGATAGGATAAATCTATTACTTATGGTCCCTGAAACTAGGGTTCTGGCGCACGATTTTGTTGACCCCTGGAAACATTCCTGGAGCAATGGGCTCATTGGGTACAACGCATTCTGGCTGCAAACTGTCCCATCCGGAGTGAATACGCATGACGTCTCATCAAAGTTCGATATCAGATACCCCTGAGTGGCTACATATTTAGGGATAGTAGTATACCACTCCTGTGCCCCAATGTTGTATGTTATAGCTTCTATCTTGTGAACTATCACTCCCTTGATCTCAGATAAGGTTGGGTAGGCGATGCTAAGAATTATAAAGTAATCTCTTGTATCCACATATGTTACCCGGGCCTTTATTCCCTTGCTTTCTAGGATGGCAAGGAAATCCCCACCGCTATACCCAAGCTTGTCCAGGATTCTATTAATGTCCCCGCCTAATGCATAACTGAGTGCCTGGATTGATATTTCGGCAGCTATCGGGTCTCGAAGGCTGGGCCCGAATATGGACAGGATCTCGGTGTAGTACCTAAGGAGCTTGAGGCCGAGCTTGTGACCTACCAGCTCGCATGACATTCTATGGACAGAAGGGACAAGCTCATTGTTGATATAATCCTGGACGCCCTGTACTGCTAGTATGGTCTCCTTATTTGCAAGTCTGATTTCCTCTATTGCCTGATTCGACTTCTCAAGACTGGTTTTTAAACTCTCAATTGCTTGGGAGTTCATCAATGATTGATGAAGGGCGACTCCTGCAGTTATCTGAGCGGCTGTCGCAACTCCAAGTGCTACTCCGGCCAGAACAGCTCCAGCAAAGCGGCGAGTTCTACGCCCAGGTGTCAGAGTTTGAATTGGTCTTACATTCTTGGTTATCACTGACAGAGCATCCTCTACAGGCTTTAACACTGTGATCAGCAATCTCTTGTACTCTGCAATCTCTGACTTTGTACAATTGTCGATGGCTGTTATATTTGGCATTAACTTTATAACCAGAGTTTGGTGGCTTGGCCTAGTCATCACCTTGTAGCTGGCACTCCCTGTTCCTACAATCCCGATCTTGGATAGATTGCCCCAGTGAATCTGGCACGCAACAGCATTTGGGAAAAGAAACAGAAATGTCAAGATTGCGACCCGTGTCATGATGTTTACACATGGATGTGCCGGACGTTCTCGGGCGGGTCCCTCTTCCGGTGCGTGCAGGGGTCGTCGGGCTGGGGGGCCTTGCCGGGGCCTCTTCGGGGGGGCACTGGACGGGACTGGAGGGGACCTCTGGCTGGCTCTCGGTGGCTCTGGTCTGTGGTGGCGGAGCCCCTGTCCCGGTGGCGGGGGGCGAGGGGGTGTTCGGAGTGTGCGGGGGTGTCCTCTTCTGGGGAGATGCGGCTCGGCTGCGAGGGAGCCGCCTGTCTTGTTGGGAGGTGGTCCTCCCTCGGTCTGTCTGCAGGTTGTGTGCGGGGGGGAAGGGGGGCTCACCTCTTTTTTTGGCGGGGTTGGATTCCCTGCCGTTTGGTCCACGCGGGGTCAGGCTCTCCTCGGCTCCTCTGGTGGAGTCTGGTGTGCGCCCGGCCTGTTTGCCGCCGGCGTCGCCGGCTCCTGGCTCCCGGTCGGGTCCTCCTCGGGGTCTCTCACCCGTTCCTTCGCCGTGTGGGGGGGGACTCCTTCCCTGGGGCTGGGTGTTTCGGTGGTTGGGTGTCCTCCTTCTGGGGCGGTCGTGTCTCCTTCCTTTCTGCGGCCCTCCGTCTGGCGGGCTGGGGCCTGTCGTATGGACTTGGCCCCTAAGTTTTGTTTGATGATGAGTGAGGTGCGCTGGGCAGTTTCGTGTTGGGGGTCCGCCTTGCTTGGGTCGGGTCTGTGCTGGTTCGGCGGAGCCTTCCCCGGTGGTCCCTTTGGTTTGGGGGGTCCCCCCTTGGGGTTCTGTCTCGCCGGTGGCGGGTCTGGGGGTGCCCGGCGCCTGGCCTCGGGCGTGTTGGGGGGACGTTTTTGGGGGGATGGGGTGCTCGGTCTTCGTCGGGGGCTCTTGGGGGCTTCTCGCCGGCCTGCTCGGTCGGCGCCCGGCAGGTCGGGGGGGGGCCCCCCGCCTGGACCGGGTTTGTTGGGGGGCCGGCCTCGTCCCATCGGGAGAGTGGCTGTGTTGGTGCTGTGTCGGGGAGCCTTGGAGTGTGTTTTCTGGCGGGGGAGGGTGGGGCCCCTTCCTGGGGGTGGGTTCATTCCTTTGAGGGTGAACTACGGGATCTTGAATGGGCCTTGATCATCGTTGATGATGACATCATCGTAGACACGGAATTCTTGGGGTACTGATGGCTGTAGGACGGCTTGGATTTTGACTATTCGGCACTCTGCCCGCCAGAGATATCGGTTAAGATCCTCATTAACATCCATTAGGGGGTAACATAAGATTTTCTTGAACCCCAGCTGTGCATGGAGGGTTTTGCTCATTTTCCCGGTGCTTCTAATATGGAGACTTGTTCCACCTATTCCTCCCAGGGCAAAAACTAAACCCATCTTTTCAATCTTCATTTTGCAGTAATCAGCTGAGTATACTTCGTTCTTCTTTCTTCTAAAGTTGCCCACGTGTACCATAAATGTGACCTCTGGATTCTCCCATGAGCCAACTATGTATCTTCTAGGGCTTGTGCCATTTTCAATTCTTAGTGTAACCAAGATGTTGAAGGCTACTGCATTGGCTGAGCGGAACTCCAGCATTCTTCTGGGCACACTATAGTAACCATTGTCTGATAATCTAGTTATGCTCATGTACACAACCCTGAATCTCTGGGGAGTATCAAGCGGGACTAGGTTGACTGCATTGCAAACCTGGTTAGCACTAAACACACTTCCGGTTGTCAGAACCTTCTTCCAGGGCGTTAACAAGGACAGCGGAGTGTTGTTGTAAAATACCAGTTTCTCACTTAATCCTGCAGTGCGCCTCACCACTATATCTAGTTCTGTGGCCTCTCTTAGTAGTTCTTCTGGCTTAGCAGTTGACCTACCGACCCCTAGAGGTAAAGAACCAAAGGTTCTTCCAACTGGGGGAGACAGGGGGTCGTTATCCTCAATCACTCCTAGGAGAAACAGGTACATGAAGCACTCATCTTTTCTGTCTCCCAGACCAGGATCGATGACCCTTACCTGGGGTATCAGTCGACCGTCATGGTGGATGGTGGGTTCTATGCGAGCAATTGACCCTTTGACATCCCATGCTGATTTATCGAAGTCGTAGATCTCGGTCATCTTGTCTGCGAAGCTCAGTTACCCTTGCTCCTAAGTTTTTTGTAATAGCCTGATTGAGAGGATGTTTTCAGCCGAGTATGAGATGGTGACTGGAGGGTGTGTTACGGGTGCTTGGCGAGAATTGCTGTTAGCATCTTGTGGAATTCCTTAAGATCCTTGGAGCCTTTCACATCATTTAGTAAATCTAGAAGATAGTCCTTGTGATCAGTGTTTAGCTTGCTCGACTTGATTATGGAGCGGATGACATTTCTGGATGATTCATGGTCGGATGGGACAAACCCGATTGCAGAGCTTGCCTGCTTGTCGACAGGTTTTAGCTGGAGATCCTTAAGAAGCTGACCCTTTGAGCTGGAGTTGGCTTTGGTTCCAATTTTCTGAGACCTATCCACAGCGGGTTTCTTGAGGACCTCCGCGAGGGCTCTGCCAGAGTCACGGCTTATTATGGGTCTTAAATCTGGGTTCAACTCAACCTCGGATGTTGGGTCCTTGATATCCTTCCCAAAGCCCGGGATAGCTATCATTATACTGGAGAGATGGCCCTCAATGGTGGATATACTTATATTCTGCTTGCTGATTTGTTTCTTGATAGTGTCGACTTCTCCTTTCAATAACAGTATAGAATCAAGCTTTGAGAGGATAGTTTTGTTGTCATCATGGATCTTGGCAATGCTTGCACGGATGTCCTGAATCTCTTTAAATAGGTCATCCTCATACTCATACTCGGAGTCATTCTCTTTAGGCTGAGTCAGTGATGCTATGGTACCAGATTCTTGTGTCAACCCCTGGATCGTCTCTGCACTCCTCGCAGACTTGAGGACACTCCCCACAGACGCATTTTGCTCTGATGACTCCCATCTTGACTCTGGCACAGCTTGGGTTGCACCACTTATCGATAAACACTCTGTCACCGTTCCAGATGAGACTGAGTTCCCGTCTGTGCCCTTTTTAATTGATTGGGCTGATGGTCTGGAGTGCTTGACATCGGGTATTTCCGGGACTCGTAAGGTCTTCCCGCCTTGGAATCTTCCTCCTTTGCCTTTCTGGGAGTTAAGAACCTCTTGAATATCAGCACCTTCTAGTTTTTCGACATCTGTGGACCTAGCGACATCATTGCCGGCAACAGATCCCCGGTCATATAGAGTATCTCTGCTGGGATCATCTGGGCCAGAGTCCACATCGCTGTCGTCAGATCCATCCTCTCCTCCATTGAAGACGTTAGCAACTGGAGGATCTGCTTGAACCACGAGAGAGTCAGCATCCTCGAGTCCTTCAATCTCTTCACCCCCGTGGCTATAAACATAGTAACGCTGTACTTGAGAGTTGGATCTTTTCCCCTGGACTCCTCCGAGCCCAGCCTCACAGTCGTTGCCAGTGATCTCTCTAAATCCGAGATTATCTCCAGGAGACAAGTAGACTTTGTTTGGTCCGATTGCTGGTGAGCATGATTGGTTGATACTCTGATGATCTCCCTCGGACGTATCAGGGTTCGGTGTTGCACGGCCCGAGGGGCTGAGCCCCTCTCTCCAGCTCTCAATGGTGTCTCTGATGGTGGATAGATCCGGGGGAGAGGCTTTGAGGGACTTGATACATTCCAGCCCCTTGTTGACATGGTATGCTTGTTCTTCTGCCATCGGTGGTCTCCGCTCGACTGATTGGAGTGTCGATGTGTGCTTGCTTGGACCTGGGTCCTAAGTTTTTTATAATACTGGTAGGAGATGTCTTGTCACTGATTTCGACAGAGGGTGCGTCTGCTTAGCCGAGGAGATCCTTGTCGTTGTAGACCTGACTGTTGTCTTCTCCCTCCTCCTGGTCCTCCAGAATCTTGGCCATGGCCTGCAGCCTGAAGAGTGCCTCGGCCGATCTTTGAGCCTCACGAGGGTTTTGACCAGACTCTCGCGAGACCTCATCCTCTGGCATGATTTCCAGGAGCAGTTGGCTGGGGGTCTCTCCTCTGGGCCTTCCTGAGCGTGTTTGCTTCCTGTCCCTTTCTTCGGATCCGTTTGGGATCGCAGCTTTGACCCCCTCTCTGGTTGCTGGTGCGGACGACTCTCCCTCTCCTGTTTTGTGCTGGAGGAAGGAGACCTGCGCCTGTCGAGGCCCAGTCCCTCTAGCGGTTCTTTCGTCCCCAGCCTGCGAGGCGATTTCCGAGACTAGTTTGGCTTCCTCTGCTGTGATGCCGAGCTCGGCCGCAATCACAGAGCTGACCTTTCCTGCAGATCTTCTGACCATCTCCTGTCCGAGACGAAAATAGGCAGGGTCAAAATATGACCTGCCAAAGTTCAAGCCCCCCATTGAGTTCTCCAGCCCAACTCCGACACCCATCGCATAGCTCCAGAGGAGGGGATAAGCTCCTGCACTAAACTTGTTCTGAATTGAGTTCTCGAGAATTACCATGTAGGGTGCAACCTCTCCTAGCTGTTGATACAAGTTCATCAAGGATTCAATAGTGGACAATTCCCCGGCAAACTCGTGGAGCCCTAATGCAGGATACATGGTTTCGATACCAAACTTGATAGTAAGGATGAAACTGGCGAGTCCGGCTTCGACAATATAGTTGTCAATGTCGCAGATCATTTCTGCAATCCTTGGCTTGTTGCCGGGGGTCCTCTTGATGTCAAGTATGAGAGATACCATGAACCGCCGAAGTGATAGATCTTCTGCAATTCTGTTGCGGACTGCGTCCAGCCACCCTTTGTCAAGGCGAAATTCCCCAATCACTCTCCTTTGTTGTGTATATTTAACCCACCTTCTCAATTCTGAGTCAGCTGCCGTATCCGGTGCCGTAACAGCCTTGGCCAGAAGGATCCAGACTTGTGCTAGTATGGAGGCTAACAACATATTGAACTCTTCTGGATCCTGCACTTCTATGTCTATTATTTCTCTGTTCTCAAACCAGTTGATCCTTTTCTTACCTCCACTCGAGGGCCCCTCAGTTGAAAAATACATGTCTGCCTCGTTGTCTAAATCAGCACCACGTGATGCAAAGGTCAACCCGGACTGAGACCTAGTACTTTGAACTACCTCAACAAGGCGGATACTAACATCTGGATCATCTGTGATTCGCTGTATCAATTGCCCGGGTGACTCTACGAACAAAGATAACATGCTGATCATCACGCCGGTTAACTTTGACCCGTTGATGTCAGGATCTCCGGCCAATCTGACAAGCCTGTCGAGCAGTCTTGAACGGGTAATGATGGACGAGTCTCCGGGAATCGGGACTATGATAACATTCTTAATCCCCCGGATGGCCCCTCCTGAACCTGATGCCGTCGGCGCTTTGTCTTTGTTCCTCTTGAACAATGCTAAGCTTTTAAGAAGAGTCGCCATAGTCAAAGATCTTGCTCCTCCTCCTCCCCCCGACAGTAGGATCTTTACTCCTAAGTTTGCCAGTCCATAGTTATTATAAGATCTATCCTTACCCAACTTTGTTTGGT